CTCACCAATGCTCATGACCCTCGCCGGTGGCCTCATCGGTGTACTCGCAGGCAACGGCCTCAAAGACAAACCAAAAGACCCACCAGCACCATGAAATACACTGGCTACGACAAAACAGCCACCGCCAAAATGGAAGGCACCGAACGCTTTGTCCAGCTGTGCAGTCGCCGGTGGGGCATGACAAACCTTGGCACCCTAGTAGTACGCCAAATGCGATCAGGTCAAGGCATGTCAGTACACGCCACAGGCCGTGCAGCCGATATTGGATTTGCAGACACCAAAGCAGGCCGCGCCGATGCAGTCGAAGCGATGCTGTGGTTTGTCAAGTACTACAAAGAGCTAGGCATTGAGGAAGTACACGATTACGGCGGTCTGATAAACGGCACCTGGCAGGGATGGCGCTGCAACCGTAAAGGTAAGCCAGGCTGGTTGAAATGGACTGAGACCAATAATGGCGGGTCTAAAAACGGCAGGTGGATACACGTGGAACTGGCAGGCAAAGCCAACGGTGGCCACGCTGAGAACGGTGACGCTCTAGAAGCAGCCTGGCGAGCCCTACCAAAACCAGCAAAACCGTAGGTATCCACCACAAGCAATTTGATTTTGCTATGGTGACAAAACCAACTACAAAAGGAACCCGACATGACCTTTACCGACTTACCACTTTTCAGGACTTCAGACCCTGAAACCAGCAGGCAGATAAAGCCGTTACGCGTAGGAAGCCACAGAGCAATCCTGCTACGCCAGTATTTTTACGCCACTCTCGGCTTGACCGATGAGGAAGCAGGCGCTCGAGCCGTCCTAGACGGTCACGATATAAAGGGCTATTGGAAGCGATGCAGCGATTTACGCACACTGGGACTAATTCAGGACACAGGCGCTCGTAGAGCCCTTACAAGTGGCTCTCAGGGCATTGTGTGTGCAATCACCCAGCAAGGCATAGACGCTGTAAAGGCCATGTCATGAGCGCCGATGCAATCTTTTACTGGTCAGCCCTTTTTGGTTTTGCCTGTGGCGTAGGCACGATTTGTGCCCTGCTCATCTGGTGGAACCACCGGTGAGCCAAAAGCCAAAGGTCTACACCTACATACCGTTAGTATCGGCAAACAGGAAATTACTAGTACAGGTGTTTATAGACCCTGAAACAAATCTGATCGTGCAGGCCCAAGTGGCCACCAGGTATGAAACTTGGGGCACGTGGGGATTGCCTACCGAGGTTTTTGAGGATTGAAAAAAATAATGGCTATAGCAATACTCTCGACAGCTCTAGTGGCGACACCAGCCCACGCGAAAGACGAATGGAATCACCCCATGAGTCGGCAATGGTATGTGAAGCTCGCCCAGTGTGAGACATCGAATAATACGCAGCACAGGACGCGCTCGTATGTTTCTGCTTTTGGCATTTACAGGCAGACCTGGAATAACTGGGCGCACACATCAGACAAAAAAGCTCACCTGCTCACATTTGCCCAGCAGGCTCGGATTGTAGATCGGATTGCCTATAAAGGCCACACCGAAAATGGGCGTTATCGCTGGCCAGTAGGGCTTTACGGCTGGGGTGCTATAAAGAACAACTGCAACGGCTTAAACGATGACCTTTGCAAATCTAAACACCCATCTGTTATAAAAATAAGACGCTGCAAGCGTTAGAAAAGGAACACCCGACATGGACATTGAGGAAGCATTTGCAATAATGCACCCATCGCTAAATCTGAAACAGATGCAGCACCACGACAAATGCAACCACGGCCTCAGCACCTGGTTTCCAAAGATGGATTGCAGACAGTGCGAACTGCTTGAAATCATTGATGTTTTGCAAGCCCAGGCTCGTGCTTTGAGCACAGAGATTGCTCGTCTTGAAAGGGTGTATGCCGGTGGGCTTTGATCTAGATTCTTACGAGCCCGTAGCCAGCAGAATCCAACGTTTCTACGAGGGCTATCCTAATGGCGCTATTCACTGCGAAATAGTGCATGATGATGGCAAACGAGTTTTAGTGAAAGCAACAGTGTGGCGAGACATAAACGATGCTCAACCATCAGCTGTGGACTTTGCTGAGGAGCATCTATCTGATCGCGGCGTGAATGCCACAAGTCGAGTAGAGAATGCGTGTACGAGCGCCACAGGCCGAGCCATCTCAATAGCAGCGCATGGGCTTGGGCCTAGCGATTGGACTAAGAAACCTAGCCGTGAGGAAATGGGCAAAGTTCAGCGCATGACCACGACTACCAGCTCTGATGGCGTCACTACGGAGCGCCCAGCGAACGCCCCAAGCGATAAACAGGTGTGGCTATATAAGAAACTGCTCAAAGAGGCTGGCAAGTTGCCACCATTAGACCTGGCATCGTGGGATAAGTTCAAAATTAGCAAGGCCATTGAAGCCCTCAAGAATAATGAACCCGAGGAAATCCCACTGCCCGAGGAGGAGCCGTTTTGATAAGCGACAACGGCACATTGCGTGATCACCTAGCAGATGTAATCAACGAACGCAACGAACTACTGCGCAAGGTCGAATCCTTACAGTCAATGCTCTACAAAGAGTCAATAAAAGTGGGGCTAATGCAAACACGTCTTGACGAGCTAACAATCCAACTTGCAGCGCTTTGGAAGGTCGAATAATGACTGAGTTTGTTTCGTTGCTAATCATGATTGGCGCAGTGTTTGCAACTGGCTACTTAGCAGGGCAAAAGGTCAAGAAATGATGCCCTACGGCCTGAATGGGCAATACCACTACCCGGATTGCGAAGCCAAACTAAACAGCGACCCTGACTGCCACTGTGCAGGCAACATGGCTAAGCAGCTCAGCGTGCTTGCAGAGGAATGTGGCAGGCTCATGCGAGTGAATCGAACCCTAGAAAGCCAATTACGCCGTGCCACCCATGACTGAAGCCTCAGAGGCCATATTTATGGATCAGGTGATACGCCTCGCCAAAACGCAAGGCTGGCTAATCTTTCACGCATCACCCAAAATGGTTAGGCCAGGAGTATGGCGCTCAGATGGCCGTGGCTTTCCCGATTTAGTTCTTGTGTCTATGCGTGGCCGTGGCCTCATCTTTGCCGAACTCAAAACAGACCTGGGCAGACTCAGTGAGCACCAGCTCGACTGGGGCGAGGCAATACTTACTGCCGGTGGGGAATACCACGTATGGCGACCACAGCATCTGCAAGCCATAGCAGAAAGACTCGGCCCACAGTGATACACGTCTGGTATGTCCTGCTATTCTGCCTCGGCATTGCAGCAATATTAAAACTGCGCAAACCCTAAACAACTACATACGACCACGGCCACATACGGGATTGCACTGTGTTGGCATAACACTCGGGAACGAGGGTAGAGCAGTGCGCACTACCACCTGTGATGACTTGACGTGAAGGGCTGTTGGGGTTAGCCACTGTGCAGAGTACGAACTCCTAAAACGCGAATGGCTGACCGTCCTACACAAACCACCTGCCACAGTTACAAACTGAAAGTGGGGGCTGGCACAAACCACCAGACTCGCAGTAGCAACCGAGAGCAACCGAGCTTGCGAGGGCGGTAGTAACATCAGACCAATGACATCCCCATACAACGACCCCACATACAAAGCCAACCGCAAACAAATCCTCAGTGACGGCAAAGACACAATCTGCGCACTATGCGGCAAACCAGGAGCCAACACCGCAGACCACATCATCAGCCTCATGCACGGCGGAGACAACAGCATCGACAACCTCCAGCCAGCACACCAACGATGCAACAGCAAAAAAGGAGCCACCGAACAAAACAAACGCGCCGCACTCCAAGCCCAACAACGCCAACAAACCACCAAAACCGATTTTTTTACCGAAACCACCGAAACCCCGACCCTTATTTCCGCCGTCTTTTTGGAGAACCAGCCTGAACTGGCGGGAACTGGCGAGATACCAGATCATGATTGGCGTACCGGCAGGGAACAGCCCCGATTGGAAAGCGTGGGTGTTGGGGCCGAGAGTTATGGGCCTCTTGTGGCTAGCTGGTGTGAACGTCATATGGGTATGACTTTGATGCCGTGGCAGATTCATGCGTTGTCTGGGCAGTTGGCTCATGATGAAGCTGGTGTTTTGCAGTTCCGTGAGTCTTTGGTGAGTACGGCTCGACAGAATGGTAAGTCTGTTGCTTTGCAGGCTTTGATTGGGTGGTGGATGACTGAGGGTGCTGTTATTCGTGGCGGGCCTCAGTCTGTGATGAGTGTCGCTAACAAACTTGATCGTGCTGAGGCCATCTTTCCGTTGTTGGCCAACATTCTTTGCGAAACTTTTGGTGGTAAGAAACTTGCAGCCATTGGCCGTAAATCTGTTGAAATGCCAGACGGCTCTAGGTGGGAGATTCGCGCTGCTACTAAAAGCCTTCATGGTGGGTCACATGACCTAATCGTTTGTGACGAACTTTTCGATATTGACTCAGAAGTTGTCGATTCAGCCCTGCGCCCCAGCCAGATTGCGCGCAAGTCGCCTTTGCTTTCTATGTGGTCTACAGCTGGCGACCAGCACAGCGAAACGATGATTAAGTTACGCCAGCAAGCCATAGCCGACATTGACAAGAATGTGCCGAGCCTGTTCTATTTTGCCGAGTGGTCAATGCCATCACACTTGTCGCCACTTGATGAAAAAAACTTCTGTTGGGCCAACCCCAGTTTGGGCACCACAATAACGATTGACGCGCTCAGGGCCGTGTCGAAAAAAGACTCGTTTCTACGTGCGCACCTAAACCAGTGGATTACGGCTAGAGGGGCATGGCTGGATTTGGGAATTTGGGAGAAAAATCAAACAGATATTGCCATGCCAAAAGGTGGCATCCTTAGTGTGGATTCGTCAGTTGATGACGCTCGCTACTGTGGCGTAAGAGCCGTAGAAGTCGAGGGCACAGTCATAGTCCAGACTGAGTTTGTGGTTGAGACCGAAGCTGACATGTGGACAGCCATCGCCAGGGTCATGGAAAACACAGAAGTGCAGCTGTTAATTACGCCTACTTTAGAAATCCACGTACCGGTCAATTTACGCAGGCGCACCACCATCACTGGCTATGCAGAACTGACTCGCTTCACAAGTCTCGTCCGTTCAATGATTCACGAAGGCAAAGTCAAGCACCACGGCGAAAGCCTCCTAGCAGATCATGTCTCAAGAGCAGTCCTAGTAAAAACACCGTCAGGGGCTGTTATCAGCAGTCAGCGTTCACCTGGGCCAATTGAACTTTGCCGGTGCATGATCTGGTCAGTCTCGCAAGTGTCTAAACCAAAACAGGCTGCAAAGCCAATGATGGTTGTGGTAAATCGCTAAGATTACGGCGGTACTGCTCTTGTCGTTGTCGGGATGATTTGAGCAGTACCACACCACACCAGCAGAAAGTGGCATACTTCCCCTATGGGTATTTTTAATAAGCCAGTCACTAAAGCAGCAATCTCTACACCATCGGTGCAGGCTGCAGTGGGATACGCCCCTACAGGTAACAGCACAAACCCATTAAAAAACCTTTATAACTACCAGTCTGGATTTGCGCGTGATCGTGCCATGACTTTGGCAACTGTGTCTAGATCGCGTGATTTGCTGGCCTCTGTCATTGCTTGCATGCCGTTAAAAATGTACGGCGAAATGTTTAACGATGTCACTGGCGAAATGGAACAAATCCCGCTAGCGCCACGTTCGTGGCTACGCCAGCCAGACCCTGCCGTTACTTACAACCACATCATGGCGTACACCCTCGAGTCACTTCTGTTTTACGGCAGAAGTATGTGGTACATAACCGAGCGCACTCAAGATGGCTTTCCTTCGAAGTTCCAACTTTTACCGATGGGCTCTATCCAAACTGCTGACGAGGAGGGCCCAGTTTTTTATCAGCCCTCTAAGGCCATTAGTTTTGCCGGCAACGAACTTGACTACCGAAACGTCATTCAGTTTCTTAGTCCGATTCAAGGCATCATTTACAGCTCTGAGCAGACCATTGCCACAGCGTTAAAGGTTGAACAAAGCCGATACAAAAATGCTCAGTCAAGTTTGCCGTCTGGCGTTTTGAAGCAAACTGGTGGTGAGCCTTTGAGCGCACAAGAGCTGTCAGAAATTGGCGCTGCTTTCCAAGAGGCTCGACTGACGAGCCAAACTGCTGTGCTAAACGAGTTTTTAACTTACGAGGCAAGCACTGCCACACCTGACAAAATGCTCATGATTGAGTCTGCCCAATATTCAGCACTAGACCTGGCACGCCTATGCGGTGTCCCCCCCTACCTTGTAGGCGTTGCCACTGGTGCCTATGCCTACACGAGCAGTGAGCAATCACGCGCTGACCTATACATTTTTGGTGTCAAGCCATACGCCGATTGCATTGCCAGCACATTGTCAATGAATAACGTGCTCCCACGTGGCACCTATGTAAAGTTTGATACAAAGAGCTACCTAGAGGAAAACTATGTAGCAGACAAAATGCCCGACACCGAACCACAAGAAAACACTCAGGAGTCCCTCGCATGATCCGTTTTACCAGCTCAACATTTAGCGTAGATGCCGCCACAGAGGACGGCCCTAAGCGCACCATTACCGGCATTGCCCTGCCATACAACACCGAGGCCACAGTCTCAGGTGGACAGGTAGTTTCGTTCCTTCCAGGCTCACTTCCTACAGAGGGTAAAGCGCCAAAGCTTTACATGAGCCACGATGCCAGCCAAGCCATTGGCCTTGTAACCGAGCGCACAGATGACGATGAAGCTATGTATTTCACAGCCAAAGTTTCAACCACAGCACTAGGCGATGAGGCCCTTATCTTGGCAGCCGATGGCGTACTCGATTCAGTGTCGGTAGGCGTGAACCCAACCAAGTTTAGTTTTAACGATGATGGTGTCATGATTGTGGAAGCAGCCGATTGGATGGAGTTGTCACTTGTACCACAGCCAGCCTTTGCAGGTGCTACCATCACAGATGTTGCAGCAAGTATCCCCACATCCGAGGATGATTTGAGCAATAATACAGAAACGGCACCCGATGAGCCTGAACCCACAGAGCCACAGGAGACCGAAGTGTCAGAAACCCCAGTTCCAGAAGTAATCGAAGCATCAACAGTTTTTGCTCAGCCGAAGCGCAAGTTTGATCTACCAACACCTGGCGAGTATCTCGCTGCAATGCACATTGGCGGCACCACGTTTGACAATGTTGCTGCTGCAGCACGTGACTATGTTGCTTCTAAGCAATCAGCGTTTGAGTTTGCAGCTGGCGATGTTTTAACAACTGACACTCCAGGCCTTTTGCCTGTGCCAGTGCTCGGACCTGTGTTCGCGAATCTTAACCAAGCGATTCGCCCAGTAGTTGCAGCCATCGGTGCTCGCGCATACCCAGACGGCGGAACACAGAAAACCTTCATCCGCCCTACTTGGACTACTCACACCAGCGTGTCCACACAGAGCACAGAGCTTTCAGCAGTGTCAGCAACTACCCCAGTTATTGCCTCAAATGTGGTCGGCAAAACTACCCTGGCTGGGCAGGTCCAGCTCTCAATTCAGGATGTGGACTTTACGAGCCCCGGCTCAATGGACATCATCATTAACGACTTGATGGGCCAGTACATGCAGGCTAGCGACAATCTTGCTGCTGACGGTCTTGTTGCTGGTGCAGCTGCATCAGGCGCTACATGGTCAGTAACAGCCAACGACCCATCAACGCTCATCAGCGCAATTTATACAAGCGCATACAACATTTTGTTGGCTACTAACTTCCTGCCTGACCACATTTTTGTGGCACCTGGCGTATGGCAGGCATTGGGTGCACAGCTTGATGTTGATAAGCGACCAGTGTTCCCATACGTGGGTGCAGCTGGCCTTATGGGCGTAAACGGTATGGGCTCAGCCGATATCACTGTGGCTAACACTTTCAACCCATTTGGTTTGAACCTTGTAGCTGACCGCAACTTTGCTGCTGGCACAATGGTTGTAGCTCGTGCCGCTGCTATCGAGTTTTATGAAAGCATCCGCGGATTGCTCACACGTGACGAACCATCAACATTGGGCAAGGTCATGAGCTACCACGGGTATGCAAGTCTGTTCGTAGCCGATTCAACACAAGTACAAAAAATCACAGTTTCATAGTCTGAAAGGCGGCTACCGCCGATGGCTACATACACAGTCACTTTCAAGCAACTGCTAGACAACTACGCAGTGCTACAAACACTGACCGACACTGAAATAGAGGTGGGGCAATCCATCACTGTCACTGGTGTTGGTGCACCCTTTAACGGCACATTTGTTGTTTATGCCATGCCTAAGTATGAGTACATCGGCATAGACACTGAAGGTGATCTGTTATTTGACGCTAATGTCAGCATCCCTAACCAGGTGCTGTTTGCTTGCACCGGCACAGATGTTGGCCGCATTGCATCGGCTGGCACGATTACCTATACGCAAGATTGCACGTGGATAAGCATTGCTCAGCTGATCACATATTTGGGCGTAGAAATCTTAAATCCATCAGATGACTACACGCTGGCAACGCAAGCTCGAAACGCAGCTAACGATTTTTGTTATCGCCGCAGGCAAGAGTCTGGCTATTTTGACAGCTTGACAACTTCCCCTGGGCACGATGTCACCCTTGGCACCCTGATGTATGCAGCTGCACTGTGGCGCGCTCGAGGAAGCGTTCAAGATACCTTTGCTACCTTTGACGGAATGGGCACTGCAAGCGTCTCTGCGATGACTCCAATTATTAAGCAGTTACTGGGCATCCATCGCCCACAGGTGGCGTAGTGCCCTACACAGACCTGCTGAACGAAGCCATAGATGATGTGGCAGCCAAGATTGCCACAGTCTCTGGTCTAAGGGTTGTTACAGACCCCACAAAAATTGTGCCTAATTGCGTCTTTATTGACGCGCCATCTTTCACTGCCTTTGCAGGCAACGGCAACATCCTCAATGTGACGTTCCCAATTAAGGTGCTCGGATCAGGCCCAGCCAACCTGCCGGTGCTACGCCAGCTGTTAGACATCACAGCCAAAGTTATTTCCAGCAAAGTAATTGTTTTAAACGGCCAGCCGACTGCATATCTCATCGGTGGTGCAGAATATCCCTGCTACGACCTAGTAGTATCCGTACAGGCACAGACAGCGTAAGGCAGAAAATGTACACAATCATTAGTTCAAGAATTGGCACACCAGGCGACAAGTTTGAGCCTTCCGAGGGCACCAACATTGAAGCCCTTATTGAAGGTGGCTTTATCAAATCCGACAAAACCCCATCCAAATCTGCTAAAACAGTAGAAACATCTACAGAGGATTAACCCATGGCTTCAGCAACATACCTTTCAAACCCAGGCGTAATGATTAACAGTGTTAATTTGACCGATATGTGTACTAGCGCAACCGTCCGAAATCGCGCTTCGGCTCTTGAAGCCACCGCCTTCGGAAGCACATCAAGGTCGTACGTGGCAGGTCTTTTTGATCAGGAAATAGTGCTGGATTTGTATATGTCCTATGCAGCCACCGAAACTTACGCAACACTTGCAGCTCTTGTCGGCACAGTTACAACTGTCAAGGTTGCAACAACTGACGCTGCTTTGACTACCGCCTCTGCGACAGCCCCTCGATTTGAACTAGTGGGTACGTATTTAGAGGAACTTCCAGTCATCGATGCAACATTGGGCGAGTTAAGCACCATTTCAATTACGTTCCGCGGTGGAGTTCTTTCCACCATTGTTTCTTAACTAAAACACAAAGGGAATCCCGACATGAAACTAGAGCTTAAAGCCGATTTAGGCGAAGGCCCATTTACAGTTACAACCAACCTTTGGTCTGTTACCCAATGGGAACGCAAGTTTAAAACCAAAGCGTCAGAGATGGCCAACGGCATCGGCATAGAGGACTTAGCGTTCCTTTGCTGGTGCGCCTGCCAAACCCACGGCATTGTTGTGCCAATCGTCTTTGATGACTTTATTAAGAAACTGGTCAGCCTGGACATTGTGAGCGAGGAAACAGAACGCCCTTTCTCCGAGGCACCTACCGACATTCTTTAGCGGGGGTGCTTATTGCCACAGGCTTCTGGCCACGTGAGATAGAGTTCACCATTGATGACCTCTCGACAGTCATCAAACTCATTAACGAAAGTCGAAAGTAATGGCCACCAACAGTGTTGAAGTTTTAGGTCTTAAAGAGGCGCTAAAAGAACTAAACACGATTGACAAAAAACTGCGCCGCGAAATCACCCGAGACTTCAAGCAGATTGTCCAGCCAGTAATTACGGACGCAAAAACAATGTTGCCTTCTGGAGCCCCATTATCGGGTATGGCTAAATCGTGGAAAGGCAAGTCGGGCGCTGACATTATGTCGTGGTCTGCTGACAGGGTAAGCAAAAACCTGACAGCTTTTACAAGTGGCAAAAGCGTCAGGGAAGCGCCTGGTGGCAGAATGCAAAACCTGGGCATTTTTGGTGTCCGGTGGAAAAGCCCGCAAGCCACTATTTTTGACATGGGCCGTGAAGGTGTTTTAGGGCGAAACTTGACTGACCGTTTTGGTAATCCTTCCCGCGTTATTTACAGGGCCTACAGAGATGCCAGCGATGACGTGGAGCGTCAAGTCAAAGAGCTGGTCAATAAAGTCATGAAACTAACTAACAATGCAATGAGGATTCGATGAGCGTCATTCTTAATATCGTTTCGGCTTTTGATGAAAAGGGCATAAAAAAAGCACGCCAGGCTTTTGCACAGCTCGAGACAAATACCCAGAAGGCGACCTATGCCTTAAGCAAATACGGTGGGCCTGCTGCTATTGCCGCTATCGGCGCTATTACTGCTGGATTAACTAAAGCCGTCAAGGCAGCTGCTGAGGATCAGAAAAGCCAAGAGCAATTAAAGATTGCCCTCGAGAACACTGTCGGAGCTAACAAAGCCCAGGTGGCTGCCGTTGAGGATTCCGTCACGGCACTTATGTTCCAAACGGCTACGGCAGATGACGCTCTTAGACCAGCCCTTGCAAAATTGGTAAGAGCTACTGGCGATGTCACGCAAGCACAACGCTTGCTGAAAATTGGGCTAGATGTGGCTGCAGGCTCAGGCCGTAGCCTCGAAAGCGTGACCACCGCATTGTCACGTGCGGCACTTGGCAACTTCACAGCTCTCACTCGACTTGGCATCCCTCTTGATCAGAACGCTGTCAAAGCCAAAGACCTAGACGGTGTACTTAGCAGCTTGTCAGGTTCATTTGCTGGCGCTGCCACAAAGAACGCTCAAACCTTTGAAGGCCAAATCACAACCTTAAAGATTGCTTTAGGCGAGCTTGAGGAAACAGTAGGTAAGCAGCTAATCCCAGTGCTAAGCGACTACGCCTCAGTCCTTGTCAATTTGACAACAGACACTGGAACAGCTGACACATCAACTAAAAAATGGTTTGGGCGCATTACCACCGGCATTGCCGTACTAGCAAAAAACACTCCTGCTCTTGGGCCATTGCTGACGGCTATTGGTTTAGTCAATAAAGAAGTGGGCCAACAGGCTGACTATCTTAAGCGCCTTAACTCTCCTACTAGCAACGTCACTAAAGTTGTCAAGGAGCTGACAGTTGCCCAGAACGACAACACAGCCAAAACTAACGCGTCAAGTGTTGCTAAAGACAAAGCCTCAGCCGCAGCCAAGAAACATGCTGCTGCTTTAGCAGCAACAAAGGCTGCAGCCAAAGAAGCAGCCCAGGCAATTAAAGACCAGCTGTTAGCCGAACTTGACAAAGCCACAGCCAAACTAGAAACAGCTCAAAACGCTTTTGACAATTTTGCTAAAAGTGTGGGCTCTGCCGTTACAGAATCGTTTGATTTTGGCAAGGCACAAGCTGAGGCTGCAGACAATGTTGCTGATTTAAAAGACGCGCTAGATGTGACTGGCAAACCTTTAACCTTCCTAGACGCGCTTGAGCAACAGGCACAGAAGGCTAAAAACTTTGGAGTCCTAGTTAATCGACTTATCGCTGGTGGCTTGTCAGAGGCGGCTTTGACGCAGGTGTTGGCTGCAGGTACTAACAGTGGCACTTTGATTGCTGAGGAAATCCTTGGCTCTGCTGATGGCATTTTGCGCACTAACACTTTGACTGAGGCCATGACTGCCTTGTCTGATCAGTTGGGCAAGAACGCTGCTACTAAGTTTTACAATGCTGGTGTCACGGCTGCGCAGTCTTATTTGGCGGGTATTCAAAGCCAGCTCGGTATTGCACCTGCAGCTATTTCGTCTGGTGGTTTTAGCTTTGATTTTGCGAGCCTTGCAGCGGGTATCTCGGTAGGTGGTTTGGGCACTCTTATGGCGGACGGTGGTGTGGTTACACGCGCTACGACTATTACGGCGGGCGAGGCTGGCCCAGAGGCCATTATCCCTCTTGACCGTATGGGCGAGTTTGGCATGAGTGGTGGCAACAATGTGACTATCAACGTCAACGGTGGCGACCCTAACGCTGTGGTGCAGGCTTTGCGTACTTACATGAGGCAGAACGGCTCTGTACCTATTAGAACAAACAACGCTTTCTAATGCCGTA